GAGGTAAAAAGTCATAACCCCTATAAACCCGGAGATGAAGATATCTCCGATCAGTTCCGAGAATGAAAATCTATTGACTGCTCCCGATTTCACTTTTTTAATGTGGTGGACGATGCCGCCCCATACTGAAAGTGCGATCACCCAAATGTATGTGATCATAGGATAGTTGCTCGGGTCTTTGTGTGGCATCGTTTTCTTCTCCGTTATTTTTTGCATTACCAGCTTCTTTTCAATTCCAAAGTGATCGCATAGATAAAGAGTTGTTTTGAAAACTGGTTCAACTCCATACCTATACACTCACATACGATGTTCTTCTCGGCTGCCTGACTGACTGCAGACAGAATGTCATCAAGGTCTGCATACGCGTTCTCATGACCGCGCTTCAAGCTCTTAAGCGCCATAAACAGTGTAAAGGTGAAGGTACCGCTTTGCATCATGTCCTCATCCGGCTTGAACTTGTCAAATACCAAATAGTTCCCGTGCGTATTGATCTCTTTACCTACATCAAGGTCAATGATCTTCATATCTGCGAACACGGTTTTAATGTCGTTTGAAGCATCGCTTATCATCTTCTATCCTTTTGTTGCAGCAGTTGTATCTGTTGCATGTCAATAGTCGCTCTTGCGTACCTTTACCATTACACTGGATGAGACTGTGGTCTCTCCGCTATTTTCATCCGTACTTTTGTATGCGGCGCTCTTGAGTGCGGAGAGCGCCATTTTGTAGTTACTCTCATCCGTCTCAGGAATGCCGGCATCGACCAAAAGTAAAAAGCGGTAATAGGCGATATCCATATAAAAAGCATCCGCAAGATCTTTATTGCCAACGATCCCATCGGTTTCCGAGATCGCAGCAGTGTAAAGCTCTTCATATTCAGGCTCTATGAACTCCGGATTGCTAAGTCCTGCCTGCACACGCTTTTTAAGTTTGTCTATCGCTTCCACCGGTTAACCTTTTTTCAGCTTTGTGACTTGCGCTCTGAGCGTACCAACCTCTTTTTTGCTCTGCGCAAGTGCTTCGTTCGCAGTGTCGAGATCCTGCGTCAGTGTTTTGATCTCCTCGGCACGCTTTTCCAAAAGTGCACGAAGTTCCGACTCAGTCTTTTTTGCGGACTCAAGTTCTGCTTGAAGCTCCTCTTTTTCAGCCTGCGTCTCCTCAAGCAGCAGCTTGATGTTCTCCATCTCTTCTTGGAGCTTCTCTACGGCAACAACGGTCTCTTTCCCTTCAGCCGAAGCGGCAAGCGCCTCTTTTGTTTTGACCTGCTCATGCTTTGCTTGCTTCTCTCTTAGCTTTTTCGCTGCTTCTGCATTACCCATTACGCAACTCCTGTACCTGTACTCTTAAAGGCACACTGCCATAGACCGTAACCGGCATTGTCTTGAGAATCGACACCGTATCGGTATGACTTTCTCATGAACGCGTTCTCATCTGTCATCGAATCCATTGCAGTGAACTTGATAGGTTTGTTCTTCTGCATAATGAAAGGCTTGATCGGCTTGCTTACATCAAGCAGGTACCACGCTTTAGGATCTGTCAGGTCATCCGCCACCAGGTATTCCAAAAGCCCTCTCGCTTCATTCTCAACACCGTCGATCTTCTCATTCTCACAGATCTGCTTTGCTGTGATCTCAAGCTCCGGAGGTACGACCAAGAGTGTCGGTTTGATCTTGAGCGATTTACCCTCATCGCTTACCAGTGAACGCATCTCTGTTCTTGCTGCAAGTACCGCTGCTTTAGAGAGCGCTTTGTCTCCAAGGTTAGAGAAAGCTACACCGCCGATGTCATGATCTGACGCAAAGAACGGCTTACCGTCATAACATACCCCGTTTGCTTCGATCATCGCGTAGAGCATCTCATCATAATGGGTCTGTGACGCATGTCCCATCTGCTCAATACGCGGCTTCACAAGTCCAAGCTGATCGTACTCGATCTCGTCGCGTGTCACCTCGATGGTCGCTTCCCAGTCCTTCTTGGTAATGCTGTACCCGAACGCTTTAAGATCTTTGAGTACTCTGTCTCCGACCCATTCACGCATCTTAGGTACATCGCCGAGCCATGCGTACGATACTGTCATGGAACCGACATTCTCAACCACCGTAGAGATCTTTCCGTATGTTGTTTCAACGCTGCCGAGCGCTTTGTCAAATATTTTGCTAAGCTGCTTGCTTAGCGCCTTGAGTGTTTCTCCGTTAATGATCATTATGCATCTCCTTCTTCATCGGACAGACCAAGCTGTCTGTTGATCTCTCTTTCTTCATCGCTGATTTGCGACTCCTTTTTTTCCGCATCAGGCTTTACGCTGTCTTGAAGGTGTTTGGCATCTTCTTTGTTCATCTCCAAGAAGTTATCAAGCATTTCACCATCAAGATCAAGCGCGAACTCTTTTTTGTTCGGCATCAGTTCACCCGCTGCGATCGCATGCTCAATGCGCTGCAGTTTTGCCTCCTGGGCAAGCTTCTTGTTTTTCTCTTTTTCCGCCTGCAGTTGTTCCTGCAGCTCTTTCTCTTTTTGGGTTTGTTCCACATTGTCCTCCGTTTTATCTTCTGTAGTAGGATCCGTATCGTTCTTAGGATCCTCCGCTTTATTGAGTGCTTCATCGAGTACGTTCGGACTGTTTACCAGCCCCACGCCTGCGATGTCGTGCACCTCTCTAATGTCGCCGTTCCATGAAATGTGGTACTCAGGACTCAGGTACCGGAAATGTTTCTTCCCGATAAGCTCCTCGCCTATGTCCGTAGGAGAAAGCGTCGCATAGATACCGTCGTCTCTTGCCTCAAGCGAATTGATATCAAACCATCCGGCTGCTTTCTCACCATGCTCCTCCATACCGTGATTGACATTGAGTACAATGTCCACGCTCTGACCCTGCATTTTTTCCAAAACTTTGTTTGCATCAATGTTATATACGCGTCCGTCCACACCTGTTACCAGTCCGACCGGAGAGATCTTGACCTTACTGTCGCCCTCTTTGTTCAGGTCTATAAGGAAACACGGTGTACGTTTTTTATCCATAGACTTACTCCTGTTATTTTTTTTCGGGGATGCTATTGTAACCCCTGTATAGACGGCTTTTTCCCCATACATTGGGCTTTTGCGACCATCCATTCAAAGTAAAATAATGCAAGTAATTCAGAAGGACGACAATGAAAAAGAAGAGAGCCAAGAGTCTCTACATAGACGGTAATTCCATCACCAATATCGCAACGGCTCTTGGCGTTACACGCACGACGATCTATAACTACAAATCCGCAGATCTAAAAAACGGCATCGACTGGGATGAACTCCGCTACCTCAAGCAGACCAATGCATCGTCTACGGACGAGAGCGAAAAAAAGTTCCTTGCTACGCTCATCATCAATTTCGAGAATGCGATGCTGAGCCTGAACGATCACGAACCCAAAGAGCGTCTTGCGATCCTGACGAAGTTCGCATCCGCATACTACAAGCTGAAGCAGCCATCTAAGGGTGATACCAAAGGCGCAAAAGCCTCCGGTGCGAATGAAGCGATCTATGCACTAAGCAAACTTGCCATGGAGCAGAACAACGAGCCGGTGATCAATTTCCTGAGTGAATATCACGACATCATCATAGAACGCGTTTTAAGCGCGGTAAAGTCCTAAAAGGTATGAAGGGTTACACCATTGTCTTAAAATCGTTTTTGAACGAAGTTAAACGGGGTTTAAAGGCATATAAGGAACGAAGAGTATGACAACAAAAGAAGAGATAGAAGAATTACGCAAATACCTCAGAGATCTCCCTCTTCTAGCAAGAGGAGACAAACACTCACGCGTAAGCAAGGCACGCAAGTCTTTTTTCTACTTTATCAAGGTCTATATGCCTCACCACATAGACAATGCCATTGAGGAGAGTTCAGAGTTTAGAGACTATATTCACAAGAACATAGACACCAAAGCGAAAAAATATAAAAAGCTCGCATTCTTCGCATACCGTGGCGGTGCGAAATCGACAACCATATCACGGCTCTATACCTTATGGAAGATCGCCAAAGGGGAGACACGCTTTACCGTACTCATATCAGACACCATCGATGTGGCAAAAAGCAACCTTGAGTTCATAAAAGCGGAGATCGAAGAAAACAAAACATACGCCTACGACTTTGAGATATCAAAGTCCTATGTCTGGACGGATGAGCAGATCATCATCGACTCCCCCGTCGGGTTCATCAAGTGTAAAGCATACGGATCGGGTAAAAGGATCCGTGGTGCGAACTTTCTTAGCTTTCGTCCGGATCTCATTATCCTAGACGACATCGAGAACGATGAGAATGTAGAGAGCAAGAGACAACGAGACAAACTCTACGACTGGTTCAAAAAAGCCATACTCAAACTGCCGAACAGAAAAAAACCCTACATACTCATAGTCGTAGGTACCATCTTGCATCACGACTCAGTCCTTGCAAGGATCTCGAAGCGAAAAGACTTCTTTACAAAGAGCTTTCCTCTCGTGATCAGCTTCCCTAAGAACATGCATGCATGGGAGCAGCTCTACACACTGGAGATGGAGGAGGCACGCAAACGATATGAGGCAAGAGAAGCCTACTACCGATACGGTGCGAAACTCGACGACTCGCAAATAGACCTCTTTGAGGTGATGATGGAGTACTTCGAAGATATCGACGCGTTCATGTCTGAGCTGCAAAATACACCCATTACCACCTCTAAGCTCATCTTCTCGAACTATACGACATACAGTCAGATGCCCACAGTCGATGCATACTACATAGGAGTAGACCCATCCCTGGGCAAATCGAAAAAGTCGGACTACTTCGGACTTGGGTACCTCGGCTACAAAAAAAGTGAAAAGAGATTCTTTGCAAAGATCAAAGGATACAAGATCCCGGCTATCGACATGATCCCAAAGATCATAGAGCTTTACTTACAGCTCAAGAAGAGCGGGAAGCCTGTCGTACTTGCCATTGAGACGGTCGCATTTCAGGAGTTCTACAAGGACACCATCAAGCTCTTTGCCAAAAGCCATGACATACACATTCCCGTAGTCACCTACAACAATACCGCACCCAAAGAGCTGCGTATCGAAGCGATGGCACCGCTGGTAAAGGACGGAACCATCCTCATCCACGAGCACGACTACATCCTGCAAGAGGAGCTTGACACCTACCCGAAGGCTCCGCATGATGACCTTCTTGACACAATGGAGATGGCACACAGGGCATTTTCAGGCGTAACGGTTGCAGACTATAAGGCATTTAAGAAAGCCATTGAGAACAATAAGTACAAATTTTTAGGAACGAGGAACAAATATGATTAGCAAGATCAGAAAACTATTTGGTATTGAACACAATAAGAATGAGAACGCACTTGTCCGTCCTGCAGGACTGCCGATATCGGGTAAAAACGAATCGCTTACGGGTGTGACCATCAAGCAGGTTAAAGAGATGCTGCACTCTGAAGATCTCTCTCAAGTCGTCAAGCTCTTTGATCTGATGCTGCAAAGAGATCTCCATCTCTCCGGTGCACTTGGTGCAAGAAGAGACCAGCTGCAGTCATTGCCTTATGTCATAGACGGAAGCAATAAAGATGCCGTCGATTTTGCACGCGCATATTTAAACGCGATGGAGTTCAATCTTTTCGTGCAGGACATCAGTTCTGCGCTTAACTACGGATTTACCGTACTCGATCTGGTGTGGGATGTCATGGAGCTTGATGGCAAGCACTATTTTGTGCCGGTACGACAAAAGATGCTTAGTGCCAGATACTTCAACTATGATGATGCCAAGCCTACGGATATTGAATCACTCTACTTTACCATCAAAGAGAAAAAGAAGTACCTCTCAAGCTATGACAGCCGTAAAATGCTGCTGCATCTTCATAAAACGGACACGGAGCACATTACACGCTATTCGCCGCTCTACAAGGCGGCATGGTTTGTCGCGCTCAAGCATCAAGTTATCGCATCAAACATGCAGTGGTTTGACGCGCTGGGTGTCCCGCCGCTGATCATCAACCAAGACACCGCAGACGAGAAGGATCTCGAATCGGTACTCTATCAGGCGCTCTCTTTGCGCTCCAATGCCGTAGGGA